TGGTATAATGCTCAAAAACGTATCTTTGAAGAAATCAAATAATCCAAAACTGTGATAAATACACTATAGTTTAGGATTTAGACATGACCCAGCAAATAATCAATATAGGCGCACAAGCTAATGATGGCGAAGGTGATCCGTTACGAACGGCCTTTGCAAAGATTAATAATAACTTCACACAGTTATTCAGTACTGGGTTTTTCACATCAAACGCATATTCTTACGGGGATACTGCTGAACAAGTTATATTTGAATCTCCGGTAGAAACATTTACTCAGGGTATAATTCAGATTAATTCAAACGATACCTCAACGACTGATACTCAGAATATTACATTAAACGTATCAGTTATTAATGATGGCAGTGGATTGAAATGGAATGGACATAATACATTATTCAATGGCAATGCATTAACTGGATATGAAATGGACATTTATGAATCAAACGTTCGTATATTAGTCAATCCATTAATTGATACTGATATTTTTCATTTCATATCAGCACAGATCACCTGGACCGGTGTTCCTGTTCCCGGCTTGAATTTATTAGTTGATGGTACTGCTAACACAACCATTGATACTGAAGCCGAGTTCATTATACAAACTGAAAATCAAATAACAGTATGAGAGCCAGTGAATTTATAACTGAGGGTAGAACAGGTACAATCACCCGTGATGTTGGATTGGCATTGCCCGGTGCTTTTAAAATACCTGCACTTAGAAATCAAGACCCGTACCTACAGTATCGTTTTGGTGTAGCAATTGCAGGTGCTAAAGGTGCGGCTCAACGTGCTAAAGACGGTGTACCAGAGTTTGATGGAAAAGAATCAGTATTTGGTGAGAATGAAATTATCGTAAGTTATGATCCTAAGGCAGAAGTGTGGATCAAAGATGCATTAGTAGCGATGGGTATGCCACCAAGTGATGCAGTACGCATTGGTACACAAGCCAGTGAAGAAGCACCGGATGTAGATAAAGTTAGCCCAGTTAAAGGCTTTAAAGGATATCCAAAATGAGAGCAAGTGAGTTTTTAACTGAAGGCGAGGGCAAGATGCATCACAATCATAGCCAGGCTACACAGGGTGTTTATAAGACCCGTGACGTAGGTGGATATGACCGCATCTATCACTTGAATCGTTTAATGATGGCTATGGGCATGGCTGACGGCAAGAGTAAAGATGCCGTAGAAATGGATAACTCAAGTTTTGTTGAAAAGTATAACACAGTTCATCCATATACAGAAGAAGAATATAATATGTTTATTGCGGCAACAAAGACTGTTCCCACAGATAAAAAGAATGTTGTAGCTTACTCAAAATCTAAAGAACCAGAAGATACCAACACCCAGAGTCTAGTCAAGCCGTTCAAAGGCTACAAAAGAAAATAAATCAGTATAGTTAATCATGTGTAAATAATAGCATGATTGATATTAACAACACCCTAGACTTAATTAAGCTAAAGTTTTATAACGAATGGCTTTACACAGCACACATTTATGACGAGGGCACAAGCCCAATGCATGAAACATTGACTAAACAAGTCATTGAACAGTATGTAGTGCCATTAAATATTCCTAAAAATGCTAAAATATTAGATTTAGGATGTGGTCCTGGATATTTCTTAGATTATATGAAAGAACAAGGATACACTGATTTAACTGGGGTATCACTAAGTCCCGGAGACATTAAAATATGTGAAGAAAAGGGTCATACAGTTAAAAAGTATGATATGAGTTTTCTTCCACAGAGTGAAGGATACTATGATGAATCAGTAGATTTCATTTTCTTGCGTCATAGTTTAGAGCATAGCCCATATCCTATCTTTAGTTTAATGGAATACAATCGTGTTCTAAAGCAGTACGGAAAAATGTATATTGAAGTTCCTGCACCCGATTGCGAAAGAATGCACGAACACAATTTAAATCATTATAGTATTATGGGTCACAATCAATTAGGCGCACTGATTGAACGAACTGGATTCAACATAGATAAATTTGAGAATTTAGAGTTTAATATTGAATTCGCTAATCCTGATTCTTCTGATACAACTGACTTAAAATCAGCAAAAGAACACTTTTATTGTCTTGTAGTAACTAAGCAACGACCATTAGATATCAAATAAGTTTCTTAAGATAAATACTCTCTATACGAGAGTATTTTTATGGGTAACCATAGTTCATACTAAAAAAATAAAGGAATTGTTATGAAACCCAGCGAAATATTACGTAATTTAGCAGACATACTAGATGCTAAATCACAGGATAAAACATCAGAATTAGCAAAACAGCCAGATGATTTGTTCGTACCTCCCTTACAACTTAAACTTGAATTATTAAAAAAAGCCACAGATGTAGAGAATATATATGCTGATGAGTATGAGGAAGAAGATGATACAAATTCCTATGATGAGTTAGCCATAATTAAGAAAAATGCAGGAATAAATCCAGTAGTATTGGATGCTCTTGGCGATGACGAACCATTAGACCAATAAGGAGTTACTTGCTATGAGTAGTGGTAACACCAATAATACAGTTTTCATTCAAAAACTTTTTACAAGCCGTGATAATTTCACAGAAGGTAACGTACAAGAAGCCACAGCCAATACAGCTAATTTTGTAGGGCAAGAAGGTCGTATATGGTGGAATCCTACACTTAACGCATTCTACTATAGTGATGGCAATACTCCCGGTGGATTACCTATTAGTAGTACATCTGGTAATGGACTTGTATATGGGTCAAACACTTGGGTACAGTATAATAACAGTGGTATCTTTGGTGGTGTACCTACATTCACTTTCAATAGCGATACAGGTGTATTGACAGCACCTTACTTTTCAGGCAACGGTGTAAACATAACTGGAAACGTTCCAAATGCAAACTACGCAACATATTCAGGTACAGTCACAACTAACGCACAGCCTAACATTACCAGTGTTGGTACATTAAGTAACTTAACTGTTACTGGTAATGCTAACGCAAATATTGTAAACGCTAACTATTTTTATGGTGACGGTGGCAATTTAGCAAATGTTAACTTGACTGGTCGTGCCGCAGGTAATACTACTGAAGTTCAATTCAATGATGGTGGCAACTTTAGCGCATCATCTAATCTAACATTCAACAAAAACACAAATCTATTAACAGTTGCCGGTAATGTATCAGCAAATGTTATTACAGCAAATTCATTAGTAGGTGCTACTAATGGTAATATTAAGATTACTGGTAATTTAGTACCAGTGAATAATACTTACAGTTTGGGCTTGAGTACTGATCCTTGGCAAGATGCTTTCTTTGGACCACGTTCAATTACTATTCTTGACAATACAGGTAATCTTGCTAACTCAGTTGTGATTGAAAATACAGCGGCTAATATTGTTATCAGTACTACTGGTTTTACTATCAATGAGTTTGGAACTACAAACGCAATATTCCGTATTGAAGCATTAACTGGACGAATATTTTCTAACGCACTAACTATTATTGCTAACGCTACAAACAGTAGTAATACTAGTAGTGGTTCATTACAAACAGCAGGTGGCGCAGGCATTGCTAAAGATTTATATGTTGGTGGTAACATATATGGTGAAGGTAAACAACTTAGCAATGTTGTAACTTATGTAACTGCTGGTGTAGGTTTATCAGGTGGCGGAACCGGTAATGTAGGTTTAAATGCTACCGGTGTACAAAGTATCACTGGTACTGCAAACAGAGTTATCGTAACTGATTTGGGTGGACAGAATTTTAATTTATCTACCCCACAAGACTTGAACACAAGTTCAACATTGACTTTTGCTAATTTAACAATCACTGGTAACTTAACAGTTAACGGTACAACAACCACTGCTAACAGTGCTAACTTAGATAGCAAAGTATTATACTTAGCGGCTAACTCAACAAGTAACAGTCAGATTAATCAAGGTGGTATTGTTCTTGGTAACAATAGTTCAAGTTACAAAGTAAGTATATTATATGACTTACCCAATAATGCGTGGAACACAGACGGTGCTGGATTAACAACTAATAATTTGTTGGCTGCTAATGCTAATATAGATTATTTAAATGTACAGAACGGTGGACATTTTGGTTTAATCAACGAACAACTAGACTATCCAAACGCATATGTTCAAGTAGACGCCAATGTCAACAGTTACAGTCAAATCGTAAGTCAAAATCATAGCCCTGGTACAAGTGCATCAAGTGATTTAGTATTAGTAAATGATATCGGTGATGATGGTAATCACTATATTGATATGGGTATCAATGGTAGTAATTATGTTGATCCTGCATTCAGTAGCACATTAGCCAATGATGGTTACTTGTTTATCAATCAAGGTAATTTAGTAATTGGTACTGACACTACAGGTGAAGTAGTTAAGTTTGTTGCGGGCGGTACTACAAGTGATAATGTTCATTTGACTATCAGCGAAACTGACACTACAATTAAAGGTAATGTAATTGTTACTGATGGCGATGACAATACAATATTCCAAATGAAAACAGATGGTAATCTGATTTGGGGCGGCGGAAGTCAAGGCATTAGATTAGACGGTGGGTTCTATGTGTCAGGTGTTGGTAGTGGTGATGGATTAGGAAACATCATTACATATAACACCAGTACTGGTGCTATGACATATGGTCCACAGCTAAAAGACTATTCAGGTAACTTGAAGGCAAACAACTTTACTGCTAATACATTAGCAGGCAACGGTGCCGGATTAACTAATTTGAATGGTGCAAACATTACAGGAAATATTAATGCTAATCTTTCTGGTAATGGATATCAAATATCAAATATTAATAGTGCTAACATTGTTGGTACAGTTGCCAATGCTAACTATGCGGCATATGCAGGTAATGTTACACATTCATTGACAATCAATAATAGCGGCACTGGCTCAGCTAGTGGTGCTACATTTAACGGTGGTAGTGCAGTAACAATCAGTTATAACACAGTAGGCGCTCCAAAGACCGATGGTACTAATGCAACTGGAACATGGGGCATTAGTATTACAGGTAATAGCAATATTGCTAATACAGCAAATAGTGTAGCAGGAGCCAATGTTAGTGGTCAAGTAAACTATGCCGCAGTTGCTAACTTTGTAGTCGGTGCTAATGTATCGGGCGCAGTAGCATATGCAACAACAGCCAATAGTGTAGCAGGTGCTAATGTATCTGGACAAGTTGCTAACGCATTAGTAGCGGGTACAGTCTATACAAATGCACAGCCAAACATCACTAGTGTTGGTACACTAACTGGATTTACTAGTAATGGTGTAGTTAACTTTGCTAACACAAGCAATGTCACACTGGGCGCAGTAGCTAACCTACACATCTCTGGTGGTAGTGCTAACAATATTCTACTAACTAATGGTTCTGGTAACTTGTCATGGGCTAGTATAAGCACAGTTAACGGGGTAGGTGGCAATCAACTTGTATTTGTATTGAATGCCCAACAAAGTATTGGTAATGCTAAAAATACATTGCTCAGTTTATTTGGATTAACAAATGGTGTTACATTGGCATCAAACACTCGCTATCAATATGAAATATTATTCAACTCACAATGTAGCAAGGCAGGTACTTTAAGTTATGCATTAGCATTAGGTGGAGGTGCGGTAGTAGCACAACATAATTATAATGTGATATCTAATAAAACTACAGCTATTGATGCATATTCTGCTGGTATTACCATGATGAGTCAAAATGCCACTGGTTCTGCAATTACGACAGCACAGACTGTAGCGGATACTGCTACATTTACTCATACCATCATACAGGGAACAATAGATGTTACTACAGGTGGCAATGTAAACTTTATGGTAAGTCAGGATCAAAATACTCCGATAACTTGGACTATCAATGCAGGTTCTTATGTTAGATTAATGCCATTGGGTGCTATAGGTGCTAACACAGCTGCCGGTACTTGGTCATAAAATGTTTGATCCGTTTCAACAAGCTAAACTTCAAGGTGCATATTCTAAACTTAAGGATACCAAAATTCCTGAGAAGGATATGACATTAGATGAATTAAAACGATTGAGTGGGTCTGGACAAGTAACCGGTGAATACTCTTATACACCACTACATGAATTAGCACAAAAGAAACAACAATATATGCGTGAGAATAATATCAAGCCAGGTGATCAGGCTTGGTTTAAACTTATGTTCGCTAAAACACATCTCACAGGTGAGGATCCATTTTCTAAGAGTTAGTATATTTCGTAATAAATACATTTATGGCAACAAACAACTCGGCTCCGTCTCTTGTAAAGAATCCCTATACAAAGACGAAATTTAAGAACGATAAAGAATTACAGGACTTTATAAAGTGCTGTGATCCAGACACGGGTTATCTATACTTTATGGATAACTTCTTTATGATACAACACCCTACAAGAGGGAGTATGGTATATCATCCGTATGATTATCAGAAACGATTAATTCATACATATCATAACTATCGCTTTAGTATTAGTTTGATGCCACGACAAAGTGGTAAATCAACTAGTGCTGCTGGTTACTTACTCTGGTATGCTATGTTTGTGCCAGACAGTACGATTCTTATCGCAGCACATAAGTATACTGGCGCACAAGAGATTATGCAGCGTGTTCGTTACGCATATGAAAACTGCCCAGACTATATCAAAGCAGGTGTAACAACATATAACAAAGGCTCATTAGACTTTGAGAATGGTAGTCGCATCGTAAGTGCTACAACTACTGAAAACACAGGTCGTGGTATGTCTATTACATTACTATACCTGGACGAGTTTGCGTTCGTTAGACCAAGTATCGCTAAAGAATTCTGGACAGCTATTACTCCTACATTAAGTACTGGTGGTAAAGCTATTATCACAAGCACACCAAACAGTGACGAGGATCAGTTTGCTTTCATCTGGAAAGGCGCTAACAAAACTGAAGATGAGTTTGGTAACACAACTGAATTAGGTATTAATGGCTTCAGAGCATATAGAGCATACTGGGATGAACAACCAGGTCGTGATCAAAAGTGGGCTGATGAAATGAAAGCACAGCTTGGCGAAGATCGTTTCAACCGAGAGATTGGTTGTGAGTTCATTATTGCCGACGAAACACTTATCAATCCCAATACATTATTGATGTTGGAAGGCATAGAGCCAGTGAGTCGTATGGGACAAGTTCGTTGGTATCAGAAACCAAAAAAAGGCAGTATCTACACAGTATCATTAGACCCAAGTCTTGGTACAGGAAGTGATCCGGCAGCAATACAAATCTTTGAAGCCAACACAGTAACGCAAGTTGGCGAATGGAAGCACAACAAAACTGATATCCCGACACAGATTAAACTTATTGCACAGATAAACAAGTACATAGTTGAATGTACAGGAGAACCAAACAATCTCTATTATAGTGTAGAGAATAACAGCATAGGTGAAGCGGCATTAGTATCATTAAACGAATACGGAGAGAATAACATTCCCGGAACGTTTATCAGCGAACCTGGTAAGAAACGTAAAGGATTTAATACCACAAACAAGAGTAAATTAACTGCTTGTGCTAAGTTTAAGACCTTACTGGAAAGTAAGAAACTAACCATAAATAGTCGTAGTCTTATCAGTGAATTAAAAGCATTTGTAGCACATGCGGGCAGTTATGCTGCTAAGATCGGTGATACAGATGATTTGATTATGGCCAGCTTATTAAATGTAAGAATGATACAGGAATTAGGTTCATATCACTTTGAGTTAGATAGTTATGTCAGAGACCACGAAGAATTTGTTGCTCCCTTACCATTCTTTGCCGTGCTAAGTTGAGTTTAAGATAAATACATTATGCCTACAAATACAGAATCATTAAACCGCGAATTGTTTAGATTATTATCTAAATATAAGCCAAAACCATTAGATGCAGAGGGTAAAGCTACCCCTGTTCCTGATGAAGCAGATATTTTCAAGTTTGAATTCACTAAAGACGGGGAAGATTACGGAACCGTTTATGTTACATTAGATGATGAACGTGTAATGACTGTATATTTTGGTGACGATGTAACTGAAAGTCCAGATGATAAAACACCCGGATTAGATTATGATGATACATGGAGTGGGTTACTACATCAATTAAGTGCTTGGAGAATGACCAAGGGCTTAAGAGGATTCAAAACACAAAACAAAGACCGAGTCGGAGATGACATGGCAAGAAGGAACCATATGAGAAACAAAGATAAAATAGCAGAGGGTTACTACCCAATGGGCAAGAGTCGCAGTTACAGTGACGCTGTACCTAGCGTAAAGATTGTTATTGAACATAGCCGTGTTATTGAAGAAGGTGAACAACGCTATCGTAACATTAATAAGATTTTCTTAGAGAATCAAGACGGCGAACGCTATTTACTTGATACTAAGAAGCCAGGTATTGCCCGTGTCTATGCTAGACATATTGCTGAAGGTGGCAAAGTCAATGATGACCGCTGGAATCACATTGGTAGTCTTTGCGAAGAATATCAAAAGATGGCTGGATTTGTTCGTGCTACTCGCAATGGACAATTCAACGAATCAGCACAGGCATTGGTAAACGAAGGTCTAGAACACTATCAAAGTCTACGTGAATCATTAAGTCGTATGACTGGTAAGCGTGGTTACAACGCATACTTTGAAAATTGGACACCATCATTGATGGAAGATAATGTTGAAGAAAACAATTTAAATGAATTGTTTGTACAAGAGACACTAGACCCGCGCATTGAAAGTGTAATGCCAATATTGAATAGAATACACAAGAAAGTTTCTGAATCAACCATTGATAAAGAATTGAACAAGTTAGCAGAGTGGGCTGATAGTTTGACCGAAGCTGAAGGTGAGAGTTTAACAAGTAACAACCCAATTGGTATTCCTGAAGATGCACATAGTTCAGACTTCTTCATGGACATAGTAGATAACCATGATGGTGATGTTAGAGGTATCATGCATGATTTGCGTAGCATAGGCCTACACAGCGAAATCATTAAGTTCTGCCAGTGGGCACGTGAACAAGGAATCGCAGACATATTTGAAGCTATGAAACTAGCTAAGAAGATTGACTTAGAGAATGATGATGAGAATGAAATGGCATACGAAGGTTATCTACGTGCCATAGAATTGTTAGGGCCTTCTGAAGTTGACGAAGCTATTCACACAGGTGCTGCTTTACAAAAATATAAAGATAATCGTTTCGCACCTCAAAACGAGCCTGCTAAACCTGCTCCAGAAGAAGAAGGTGTAGCGGAAGACAGTTCAGAAAACAAATATTCTAAATTATCTAACCGCGGAGTAGATCGTGGAATAAATCGTGCCGCTGATGATTTTACCAGAATGATGGACCTTGACCAAGCAGAATCACCGCATTCTAAAACACAACATCAACAAGATACAAAGCAGAGACTAAAAACAAAACCCATGGCAGGTCCCAAAGGTCATTTGCCAGAGCAAGGCATGTCAGAAGGATCAAATGATACGATTTATCCAAACGCAAAAGTAATCAAGTTAAACGGCAAGCCAATTGGTGAGATTTACAAAGACGAAACTGGCTGGGGCTGTTTCCATTATGGAGAAGATCGAGGATATGATACTATGGACAGTAGAGAAGATGCTATTGAGAATCTCGTAGACATACATCAGCGTAGTAATACAGTCAACGAGCAAGGCATGTCAGAAGATTTAGATGCTAATCAAAAGCGTGTAGGTCAATTAGGCCCAACAGAGAAGGTTGGTAAGAATGAAAAGAATCTACGTGGTAAACTAGTTGGTGCCAATGAAAACTTTATCAATCAAGTTGACCAAGCAGTTACTAGTGAGGGCGAACATACACAACACGCCCTTCGTGGTCGTAACCCAGGCGCTAATGAATTTGAACATGATTTTGAAAACGATAAGATTGATAACATCCATGACAAGATATCAAAGATGTTAAAGAGATTAGAGAAACCAAAAAATGAACCAAATATGAAAGATACTGATCTTGGCAATACATTACATGAAGTAGACACTGGTGAATATGATGCACGTAGATCAACTCATAAGGGTGAAACTACTCCAGAACAGGAAAAAGAATTCAGTAAGAAGGTAGATGCATACGTCAAAGAATTAGAACAGAGACAAAAAGAAAAGGTCAAAGAAGGACAA